AAATAATCGTACTGAGGGTTTGGGCAAATTTGAATAAAAGGACATTCGCCCTTTAAGAACAAAGATGAACCAGCTCTATCGTAAATGACAATATCAGGGCTTGCCATAGTGACAACCTGATAGTCCATTGTTTCATCGTTCCACACCCACAATTCGTGCATCTCAATGGTTTCTTCAGCAAGACGGGCGTTGTACCTGTTCATGCCGTACAAGTCCATATTGACTTGACCATAGATGGTTGGATTAGTAGCCGACATAACAATACGGGCTACACCATCGCCACCGTCCGAACCATCGCTGCTTGAAGTTTTGATGTTAGTTGTGACTCGCTTAACAATCTGCTCACGCTTTGGGTGTGAATACAGACGGGCAAACAACTCAGACTTAGTAATGTAGTAGCGTTGGCAAATAGCTTCTTGTCGGTCAACGTAAGGCGTATCTTCACGCAACACGCCTATTGCACCGGGTTCAATCATGTAAGGGTGGATACCACCACTGTAGACAAGTTTGACAAAGGTGGTGTTGTAGACCAATGACCAAGTTAATGCTGTTGAGAATACTTGGTCAGCATTAGAGTTAAGCCATTCATCGTTGAGAGCATTTGTGAGAATTGGCGTTTTGCGATATTCAATATCTGGGACTGCCGCACCCATAGCAATACTAAAGCGAGTAGTCTCAGCCGAATACAAGAACGATGTAAGCTGGTCAATATGCGGATGAATCTTGTTGAAGTACGCAGGAGGTTCATCAGGACCCGCACCAAACAAATAGTAAGAGCGTAACGTGCCGTAATCGGCTTTACGTTCTTCCCTAGACACCATGCACTTATTCATGAGGTCTAGATAGAAATTTTCCCGTTCGTCATTGTTTGGTGGGATACGCATTATTTCTTAATTGTCAGGTTATCGGGGTCCCGCATTGTTGCGTTGGGGTCAGTCCTAGGTCCTGATTGTATCCCTGCATCGCGTGGTGTCAAGCCCACCTGTTCATTTTTTACAGGCTGACCAAAACGCCCAGCAAGGACAGAAGCCATATTCATGCCTTGGAAGCCGCCCCCCCAGATTGCTGAGTCACCAGCACGGGCTTCTTGGGGCTGCGGCGGCGGTGTAGGTTGGCTCTGGGAATCTTTGCGGGGTCTGCCACGCTTTTTGGGGGTGGCGTACTTTTCGGCTTCTGCGTATTCTTTTTCCGTGAACTTGTTGTTGCGCTGGAGGTAGCCTGATTGGTTCTCTCCTTCACGGGTGGACTTAATGTTTGACATTCCAAATTCGTTGGCAAGACTTTTGAGGTGCTTGTCTGCGGCTTTGGACTTGTCTGAAACAAAGCCCGGACTCTTAAGAAACACTTGTAAAACCAATTCATCGGTACACCCCTCTGGACAAGTAGGTTCAAAGCCTTCAAAGAAGCCATGCTCCTGACATTTGTAATCTCTAAGTATACGAGCCATCATTTATCCCCTATCAAGTTGTTCACCAAGCGTTGAATCGTAATCAGCCCGGTTCTTTACGCCTAATTTAAGTTTAATTTCCCCACCTACTACTTGTAACCCATAGCCACGAACCATCTTAGGTTTGGATTCCTTGCGGTACTGCACAAACTTGGTGTTATCACGGTTTTGCATCACCGCTACGTCCCCATTACGCCATGCTTTGTATGCTTTGCTGGTTCTGCGCTGCACATACTCAGATAATGGCGCATTTTGGTTAATAAACACCTCAACCATCGTTTTTGTACCCAATCCAGCCAAATCTGCAAACAAATCAATGCTTATGCCCCGATTCTGGTCTGCAAAGAACAATTTCATGGTTCTGAGCAACTCCTGCTTAGATATGACGCTGATTTCCACCGTAGATGCCTATTTGTTTTAAATAATCGCTTACATTTCGCCCCATAGCCACTTCTTCAGGAGTTAGCTCCTCTTGCTTCCTAGATACGTCCCTAGAGATGCGTCTGCCAATCAATTGAGGCTGAACTTGCTCGGCATAGGCGGCTGCTGCCAAAGCTGAGGCAATTACACGGTCATCTTTATTCCTGCCAGTAGCTTCAATTGAACCACCGTCTCGCACCACGGTTTTCATTTCCTCAATGGTATCCATGTCTCGAATATCCATCATGTTGCGCTCAAAGTAATCCTTCATGTAGGTCAACATACGTTCTTTGGTAGCAGAAGTAGTCAGCCAGCCCATGCTTTGCGAGAGTCCACCAAGGCTGTCGTTCTTTCTCCAGATGTAAGAAGTCATGCTACCCAGCACGTTCATTAAATCTGTGCCCATCTGGTTGCCCATGTTAGAGGCTAGACGTTTAAGGTTACGCAATTCGTTAATGACTGCTTGCCCCGGACCGTTAACCTCTAGGTTAAGCGTAGAATTCCTGTAAGCCCCGGCTAGGTGAGCAATCACCCAAGCATATTGATAGGTATTCATTTCAGAGGTGGCAAACGCCGCCACCTGTTCCAAGCCATCGGAGTACGCCCGATATACTTGTATGCAAAACCTATCAGCCCAATCACTAGAACCATAGGCAGGGTCAGCACCAATAACGTAGTAAGCAGTATCGACTGGTTCTTCCCAGACCTTAAGTGAGGCAAGACGTTCCGTTGACTTGAGTACATTTGTGTCTTGGAAGTTTGCCCCAAAGGAGTAGCGGTAATAATCGGGGGTTTGTTTCTTGGCGGCTTTAGCGGCATCGGTACACCGTGCGTTAGAAAAGAAAGAAGTGCCTGTCATGACAAAGGCGTAGTCCTCTGTAGGAGGAAACTCTTGGTACATTAGTGAATCGTCTTTGATGCCTTCAAGAAGTTTCCACCGCCACCACGCTATTTGTCGTGAATTGATTTCTACGTTGTACAACTTCTTAATATCTTTGACCCACTCTTTTTCTTCACCCGTTAGTTTGCCATCCCAATAAACTTCGTATGTTTTACCTTTAGGGTCGAGTGAATACAACTCGTTGCGCCACCAGCCACAAAAAATAGCTCTCTGTGTTCTAGCCCGTTTAGCTGTTGTATACATATCGTGAAACATATTGAAGCCCCGTGCAGTGGATTCAAAGATGTACATCCGCATGGGATTAGTTTCAGCAAGCGAAGCCAAGAGGGAAGCAAGACCTTCTTCATCACCCCAACTGCTTGTTTCTGTTCCATGTAAAAAGGTAATTGCTTTGCCACGACCTAATGTTCCTTTGCTGCGTGTTCCTGCAACCTGATAAAACAATCGACTACGGTTCTTTAAGCTCATCTGAGTACGGTTGTGAGCAATCAAAGGAATCTTGTATTCCTTGGGCAACCCATCCATGTACATCGAAAGAGTGGAGCGAAACATATCTCTATTTTCTTCGGTGTCGGTGGTCAGGGTTCCTTGCAAGCCGGGGTTCATAAAATGCCAGTACAAGTCCAGCGCAAGAGAGATAGTAGTAATCCCTAACTGTCTACCTTTGAGGATAGTAAAGAAGTGAACACCTTCTTCTAGCCCTTTAGCAATCTCACCCATGACGTAGGTTTGAGTGCCCAGCAAGTTATCCATCTTGCGTAAGCCCTGCTCTTTGGTTTCAATCTTAAGTTGCTTACAGAAGTTGTAGAAGTGTTGCAGATTAAATGCGCTCATCTTGTTCCCAATTAGCTATCCTGACACAAACTTCTTTGTTTCTTGCACAGGAGATTAACTCTCTGTACATCAGTTCAGAATAATTTTTTTGCCACTCATCTGCTAGTTTGATTTTCTGCTTCTTGGTTTTGCAAGCCAATGCCCGTCTCATCTGCAAGGACAGGTCAGAACGGGTCTCAAAGAGATATTGTTTAAGTAATGTATCCAAGGATAACCTCTGCCGCCTTAATCACCTTCTTTTCATTGGGTTCAGCAGTACCTTCCTCAATGTAGCCTTTCAAATCATCCACAATCTCTTGCAGACGAATACGCATCAAGCAATCTACAAAGTCACACGCCAGCATCTCGCCATTATCAACAACGTGGTAGTCAGCCATCAGTGCAACCCCTCAGAGTATTGGGCAATCACGGCTTTTAGGTTATCAATCTCAGCTTGGGCTTGGGTCATCATCTTGGTGCTCTCACCATGCACCCGCATAAGCTCTTTAAACATATCCATCTTACTCATTGCCCACACACGGTCAAGGTACTTACGCTTAAAGTCCTCATCCACACTCTCAACCAGTTGGTCAATGACAGCCGCCCCGTTAATCATACCGTTCTCCATACACGAATCCCACCATCAATCTTACGGGCAGAGAATTTCCACCCAAGCCTCTTAAATGCACGGTAGTTTGCAGCATTAACCGTTGGCATCTTGCCCTCTGGTACAAAGAAACTGTCACCTATCTCCATATCATTGTATGGGTACACATATTGTCTTGGTTTATGGCTTAACTGTACACCTTTATCTATTTCATATATCTCTGACATATATCACTCCTCGTAATACATCTATATTATCAGAAACAGTAAAAGCCATATTTTTTTTGGGGGGAGGTACGAATGGGGCTCCCCCTCCACCGCCCCTAAACCCCAAGCCTCGCCCTAAGTCTTTGCTGCACACTGGTTGCGCTATTCGGTATTCGTTTGTGTGACCAGTACCCATGTCCAATAAGTGTGCATCATCGTATTACACAGAGTATGCGTATCGTGTATGCGTGTCGTGACCCCATGCCCCTATTACTTTACATAACGTGGCGTAAGTAGTAAGGCAATCCTCTATTGAGTTTCTTGTCCTGTATATATACTTAAGTAATAGATAGGTAAGCTAGGTATAGTTAGTAGCTAAGTATTTATTATAATTATTATATAAAACAGATTATACATAAAAAACTATATCTTTTATATATAGTAACGACTAAGTATTACTTTATAGTATATATATGTAATACAGTTATATAGAGTAGTGTATATATAGCAACAAAATATAACGAAATGTATTGACAATGTTATACGATAGGTTATACTTACTATATGCACTACCGTAATAGTGCATCATACTTTCACTCACTAGGGGCATATTATGAAATTAAAAGCACAACCAGCACTTATTGCAAGCGGTTTGACGGTGCAATTAGACACTGTTAAACACAACATACTGGTTACTACAGATAGAGATTATTATCTCATTTGTGACTTAGACCTTAACTTGCTGCATAGGCTGCATATTGAGTCTACTAACTATCAACGTCTTGTTGCTCATGTTCTAAACTTCCTGCGCTAACTAACTCTCTCGCTGCATATTGCCGTAACAGTATGCAGCATCACTTACTAGGGGCACACTATGATTGCAATTCACACTCGTTATATCGGCGCATCGAATACCCGTGGCTCACGGATTAAGGCATACACCACGACAGGTCTTACAGCAACAATCAACTACCCTCACGAATACTCGTTTGAGGTTTGCCACTTTCAAGCTGTTAAGGCTCTTGTTGCGAAACACTCGCTTGACTGGTCTCTTGACAATATGCGGCATGGTGACAGTTCAGACGGCAAGGGCTACACATTCTGTTTTGATGCTTCGAAGGTGCAAGCATGAGAGCCTATCCAAACATTGAAAAGTCTGTGTTTAAGCATGGCGCATACATCGGCTATTGCAAAGGCAGCGTATACCTTATCACTCGCTCAAATAGCAGTTACGGCAACTGGCACGCTGCAAACCGTGACAATTGGAACGACCAGTTATTTGCTTTCGGTCTTGCAGACTTATCCGCTAAGTTAGCGCAGCATAACCCTGTTGAAAAGAGGAGGGCATAACATGACACGCAAACAAGAGATTTTAGCTAACTTGCTCGCATGGGTAGCTATGGCTATCGTAACGCTTGTATTCGTAAACGAATCATTAAACATACTCGCAAACTAGGGGCACAGACAAATGAAAATCAACGGAATAAGATTCGAATTAGATAGCGGAGCATTTGTGACGATGTTTGCCACAAACTTTTGCATTTTAGAAACCAATGACGGATTACTTAGGCTTGAGGACGGTATTCACAACAATGGCGGGTGGCGATTAGCTAAAAAGTACAGTTATCAGCAAGTAATGGACATGATAAATGAGGTGACAGCATGAGTGATATGGAAATCGAATACTACGCCTTTGGATACTATCAAGGCAGAGCATCAGGCGTGTTTGAGCATGATGCCTTTGAAATTATGTCAGATAGCGAACAAAACGCTTACAGGCGTGGATATGACAAAGGTGTATGCGACCATTGCGAACTAGTCTTAGATAAATCCATGAGTGATTGAACCTTGTTTAAACCAGTTTACAGCCCCTTTGGGGCGTTTTTATTGTCTAACTAATACTGGAGGTACTCTTGAATGAGTTGGCTCTTTTCGCAGGTGCTGGTGGAGGAATACTTGGGGGACACCTCCTTGGGTGGAGAACAGTTTGCGCCGTTGAGTGGGACATTTACGCAGCAAGCGTATTGCTTGCTAGACAAAATGACAAAATTCTCTCGCCTTTCCCGATTTGGGATGACGTACAAACCTTTGACGGAAAACCGTGGCGAGGAATTGTTGACGTTGTATCTGGCGGATTTCCGTGTACGGACATATCAGTCGCAGGAAATGGCGCAGGACTTGACGGAGAACAGTCAGGAATGTGGCGAGAAATGGCACGGATTATTGGCGAGGTTCGACCAGAATACGTCTTCGTGGAGAACAGTCCAATGCTCGTTACTAGAGGACTTGAACGAGTGCTTGCAGACCTTACCAGTTTGGGGTATGACAGTAGGTGGGGAGTTATATCTGCGGCAGACGTTGGTGCAAACCACAAGCGAGAAAGGATATGGATTCGTGCCCACGCAGTCAGGAATGTGGGGGACACCCAAAGCACAGGATTCCCGTCACGCACTCTGGGACAGGGGCAAGGGAAACCTTGGGGAACAAGTAGCGGGACTACACAATGGTGGAAAACTGAACCCAATGTGGGTAGAGTGGCTCATGGGGTGGACGCTAGGGTGGACAGACTTAAAGCCATTGGCAATGGACAAGTACCACTGGTGGCAGCAACAGCATGGAATCTTTTAGGAGATAAATAATGGTATCTGTTTGGGATTGCTTGCTGGTGTTCTATGCACTCTGTGCACTTATCCTTTTTATTGTGGTGAAACCGTGGAACAAATAGGCTTAATCGTAATGGGTGTCTACATCATTTCCGCTTGCCTATGGTTTGCGTATGAGTGGTACACGGGCGTGAGAGGCTGATTTCCCCCACGCATGCGCCTTGCAAGGTAAGTGATTGATTTTAAACAAGTAGCGATTTCGCCACTACTTCGCACCTAGTGGCGAACAGTCCGAACAAACGGCGAACAGAGTCCCAACAGAAAATATTTTGTTGAAAACCCCATAAACCCCTTGACCCCGTTTAAATAGATGTGATACTGTGGTGTCGTTGTCGTAGAAAGCAACAGATTAAAGCCCGTTTCAATCAGTGTCTCGCCCCAAAAGGGGTTTCTACCGAGATGCTGATTAAAGCGGGTTTTTTTATGCCTTTCTCGCAACCGTACCCCATACGTTAATAAGAAGCCATGTCTGTGCTTGCGTGGGAGGAAAGCGGGTCACCTTGAGTCAAGGATAACGGGTGCTTGAGATTGCCAAGTCAAGAGATAAACGGTGTAAGTAAAATTGATGTAAGTAGAACGGGACTACAAAGACCCGCACCGATAAATAAAGCATTGGCACTGTATGCGATACAGGACAACCAGTAAGTTTGGTTGAAGTAAATATGATGCCCTATATACATCATCATCTTTACTGTTGACCTTGTACGTCTAAA